GCACTACGAACCAGAACGGTGCCAAACACTACCGGCACCGGCCGACCTTCATCGGCAGTGGGTGCATCAAAGTCTTTGAGTTCAGCGGCTTGGGGTTGTGGTGTTTTGGGTTGCAGCGCGTACTGCACCAACACGCTGATGACTAATACAGCGATGGCTGCCCACATAAGCTGGCCTCACAAAAGGATGTTAATAAATCGGGCTGCCGCCGAAGGGATTCTTGGTCGGGATAAACGGGAAACCGCCAAAGTTTTCGCTGTTTGCGAATTTGCTGTGGCAGGTATTTAAGGTTCGATCGCAGCCCGGATACAGCGTGATGGCATCGCCCACGGCAAGTCCCGGTGGCACTGCCGATAAGGTGATGACGTCACTGCTATGGGCGGTGATCATGCGTTTTTCGGTAATGCCGTTCGCGGCCCAAGTGGCATAGCCACCTGCAAAATGGCCCACCGGAAAACCGGCTGCGGCTGGCACGCTCAACAGCGTTCCGTTCAACGATGCCACAGTACCGGTGACTCGAAACACGACTGCACTGGCACCGCAGGCAGTCCCATACAGCACGTGAGGACAATTGCGCTGATACAACCGGCGCAGGCCAATGCGTTGCAAGCTGGTGTACACCGGCTCACAATTCAGCTCGACCTCTGAGCCTCGCCATTCGGCATTAAGAACGCGCCCCATCCAGACCGCCACAGTTTCGCCATCACCACGATGCTGGCGATATAAGGTCAGCGTGGTGATCTCTGAGGGCGGTGTGGCAATAAAATCCTGGGCAACCTCGATGTCACGCGCAAAGATAATACGCAGACCGGTTTTGCCCATCTCGGTGGACTGCTCAATGCTGCTACGTTTGACCGGCACCGCCAGGTATTCGTAGCTGCCATACAAGGCATCATCGGCAGCGCTGGTATAACGCCACGCATCACCGCCGCGACGAAACTCATACAGCTCGACCGGACTGCTGTCGGCGGTCGAGACTTCTCGATTGGCATAACTCATGGCAAAAACTCGTGAAGTAAATTCGGCAGTCGATCGAACGGTGGATCAGGTGTCGTCCTTGATGCTGCGCAGTGTCAGTGACACCTCGGCCAATTGATCGGTGTGATGGGCGATTTCCACCGCATCGGTGTCAAGTCGGACCAGTTTCATAAAGGCGATGTAGTGGATCTGTGTCGGCAGAATCGCCACACCCAAGACACTATCGATGGCCACACTTTCGGTGGTATCGGTAAGCGCTGTTACGCCGGTCACGCGACGGAAATAGTGCTGGCCATTGGTGGTGGCGATCACAATGTCCTGGCGTCCAATACCGGCTCCACCGTTGGCAGCGAAGGCGCGGTTATCCACGGTAATGGCTGAATCAAAAGCGCCAATGGGGCTGGTAAGTTCCAGATCTGCCTGAAAACTCGGCAGCCAAAACGGCTTCAGTTTTCCGGCCCGGGCTGCGAGCCAGGCACGAAAGTCCGCGATAGCGTCCCGTCCGTTCAGCAACCAGTGATGTGCTCGTCGCACTGAACCATAACCTGCAAGATCATCCAGAGCGCGACGCCCTGTTAGATAATCCAGCTCCACCAGCTTGCGCGAGTGCTCGGAATCAAGATCCTCGACCCAGTTGCTCGGGGTCATCAGCACCGGAAAGCCTCGGTATTGATTCGGCTCGGCAATGGGCGTTACCTGCCATTCTTCCTCCAGTTGAAAACGCGAGCGTGTTTGTACAATGGCATCGCTGAGGTACTTCAGCTTGAGATCGTTTTGCAGGCGTGCAGGTTTTACCGGTAGTAATTTACTGCCGGCTGGCCAGCTTCTTTCCAGCGGGCTTTTCAGGCTTAGCAGTCCTGTCTGAATATCGGTGATCTCGGCAAACTCCGAGTCATTCCCTTTGACCAAACCCACCAGACCACCCACTTCAAAATCGTGACTGTCGGTATTGACCAGAAGTGAAATAGCACCAGCATTGATTGCCTGCAGAGTGAGCTGAACCTCCTGCCAAAGTGGCAAACCAAAGACTCGCGACTGCCAGGCATGCAGCAGGTTTTCCAATCGCACGCGCTCCCGGTGCGAGCCGAGTAATTGGCTGTACTCCAGCGTTCGTCGCGCACCTGTGCGCAAACGCACCCGCTGCTCGCGGCCGGAATGGGATTCCATTACCTGAGTGAGCCACTCCAGCCTTTCAATGACGGGCTGCGACCAGTCGGGTGAAAACACCCAACCCACGATGCGTCGGCCAGTGGCTCGCAAGGTGACGGTGTCGAGGGCAAATTCAAAATCAAATCGCGCGTTGACGGTTGGCGGGCCGTTTGGCGTGACCGACAGCTGATATAGGCGCGACTCATTGGCACCAAAAACCGTCGGTGCTGGGGCCGGCCCGAGCAAGGTCATGCCTTCGCCACCTTGTACCTGAATTGCAGTCAGAGTGTTGGTGGAGAGGTAGGCATTCCACACTTCAATCGTGCGGCTTTGTTCTGACGCCAAGCTGCCCAAGCTGATGCGGTTAGGCAGCAGATGCACGCGATAGTAAAAATCGTCGAAGTAGCTAGGGACGGTTGCCCCGATTAAGGCGCGTCGTGCGGGTACCGAAACATCAGGAGCATAGGTGCGCAGTCCACTGATGCCGGCCGGCGTATCGCTCACCGTATAGGGATAAATCGCCGCGACACTGTAGCCATCCTGCGCGAGCAAAGGGTTCAGCGATCCTGCCTGCGCAGATTCCAGTACCGCGCCAGTCAGGATGGGCATAATTCACTCCGAACAAAATTTGCTTTACGGCCCGTCATAGCGCACGGCCATAGCGACTGTGCCCGAGTGATTGGCCTGGTTGTAAGGCGATGCGTTGCGACTGGTGGTGTTCTTGCGATACACCGGTGCGATAAACCAGCGCTCGGCACCCAGAGTGATGATCTGGCCATCGTCGATGTTGTCGTTTCGTGTCATGCGCAAGTGCGGCAGCTCTGCCACATGGGACCAAAAACTGGAGGGTTGTGCCGCCATGATATGCACTCGCGTCAATACTGCTTCGCCGTTCCAGTTATTGGGCTGCGTGGTCAGCTGAGTTCCTGCTGCGATGGTGGCGCGAGCATTGTTAGGCGGCGAGGTAGAACCGCCTACCGGATTGTTCCACCAACCATGGCCATTGAAGTCCAGATAAATTGAACTGGCCAAAACGCCTGTTGTGTCGTTTGACTGCCAAAAAGGCGCACCTGATGTGTTGCCTCCAACACTGCCAGTGCTGCCATTAGAATCAATCGCTACACCGGCATTGGTGCTGACATCGGAGGTCGCGGTGCCCCAATGCCAGATGCCATTTCCCTGCACTCCGAAGGTACGCGCCTGACCCAGTGCCAGCCATTGCCACCACATCACCTGATAGTTCACCGCAAGGATGATGTCGTCAGGGTCCGTATGCACAAAGATGTGATAGGTCACCGGGTAGCTGAGTAACGTATTACCGGATTGGCGAAGTCGATCGGTAATGCCGACCATTTTGACCGCTGGCGTGTCCAGAGCTGCACCGCTGTAGCCAAGTGCCGCTTGCACTAAAAAATTCAACCCGCTGGTACTGAGCCGTCCATAAATCGGGCCTTTGTGCAGCACACTATTAGTGGCATCCCAGCTCCAGCCATTGTCAGTGCCAGCGGTGACAACGGCATTCAATAAATCGCTAGCCGAGTTGGCCAGACCGGTTACATACGGCATCAGCTGAGCTCCAAGGCGTAGTAGTCGCCAAACGAAGTTCGGGCGACGTCCTGGATCACCACGTAGTTCTTGCCATCAATGGTGAGGGTGTTTTCCACCACATTATCGAACCCGGTGATATGAAAAATGCCATCAATGGCGCCATAGATATTGCCGCTGTCGTACAGCATCACCGGATACAGCGCATAGGTGTTGTCGGCCGGTCGCACGTTATTGGCCATGGTGCTATTGCCCCAGGGTGTGGTTAGCGGCGTTTTCCAGGTACCGTCGTTAAAGTGCATGCGCAGGTTGTTGCGATTGCCTTTCCACGGCATGGAGTGGCTGGTATCCGAATAGCGCGTCGTAGGTGCACCACTCAACATACCGGCTGCAAACAACGGCTGTGGATACTGACCTGGCGAGGCATATGGGAAAAACTTGCCGATGGCGAAGGATTCATACACCGGCGTGCCGACCTTCATGGCCATATTCAGTCGTTGCCCGTTGACCGACAGCCAGTAATCAATTCGCTGGTTGTGTGCCGGCACTCCACACACTGGCGAGATGCCCGGCTGAGTCAAAAAGGTGTTCGCCGACACATAGCCCTTCATGGTGGCGACCGCCAGGTTGTAATAGTCCTTGGTGTCATCCTGATAGCAATAAACACCGCAGAAAATCTGCTCGCTGCCAGAAAGGCACGGCGCCATCATGATCAACTCACGATTAGTCAGGGCGGTGTCGTAGCGAAGAATGGTCCACCCCTCCGCCAGACACACATCCCGGATCAACTCCAGTATTTGGTGATGCGCGAGCATCGTTGTGTTATCGACATAGCCCACATACGCGGTCATGAATTTTTACTTCCTGCACTTAACTGAGCACTTGCCGAACGGCGCCGGCATTGCGCTGCAAAATATTGAGAATGGTTTTTTCACCGGATGATGAGTTGAGGTAATCCGCTGCCATAGCAGGATCGACCACGTTGACGATGCGCACCGCTTGGCCTTCGGATGCAGCCTGTGGTGGCGCATCCGGTACCAGACCACCGGCAGAAAACGCCAGAGCGTTGCCGGATACGCGCGGCCCCTGCGACAGTCCGTTGAGTGATTGCAGAAAATCCACACCCACCCGTTTAACCGCCGCTGCGTTCATTACGAATTCACCCGCCGACAAACGCGCCGGTATGGAATCCGAAGTCGATGTGCCGGGGCCTGAAACCAATCCACCGGAAGCAAACTTCTTCACGTTACCGAGCAAGCCCATCACCGCCGCAACCATGGCGATCATGGCCGCCACCGCGAGCACCGGCCCCACATAGGGGATCGAGGCCTGCGACGCGGCCGCGCCGGCACCGGCTTTAGCGGCATCCATTGACACCACGGCGGTGGTTTCAGCAGACTTCTGCGCCACTTTGGTCGTGCTGGCGGCAGCATCAATGACCTGTTCTTGCTGCACAAAACCCAGTTTGATGGCCAGCATTCGCGCCTGCATAGCGATCCATTGCTGAAACGGCTGAATGACCAACTGTTGCAGAAAGGCATCGGCCACTTGCTGAAAGATACTGGCCAGCGCACTGCGCCAGGTTTGCGCGCCGGTGATCATGCCGTTCAGCGCCGAACCGAAGCTTTCGCCAATGCGGTTCCATAACGGCGCCAGCTCATCTACTGCCAGGCGAGTACGCTCCAGCTCGTTGCGCCAGGCTTGCACCCGTACCACAGCATCAGGACCAATCGCTTCAGCCGCTTGCTGCATCGAAGGCAGCAAACGCTCCATTTCGGTAGCCGATTGCTGCTGAAGCAGGACGATCTGCTCTCGCGCCTGGGCTTCGGTCAAAAGCCCCGATTGTTGCTGAATGGAGATGGCTTCTTGAGCATTGCGCAAACGCTCAGTGACCAGCCTCCACTCAGCCTCCAAAGCGCCGAGGTTTGCCTGCGCCGCTTTGACGTTAATCAGTTGGTCGATCAGGGCAATGCCATCGGCATCCCCTTCGGCCAACAATCTTGCTTTCAGATCTTGGTAGCTGCGCTCAATCGCGCCTAGCCGATCGCCAGTTGTTGTTTGCCCGGTGAGTTGAGCTAACTCCTGGCGAGCTTGGGTCAAGGCATCTGCCAGTTCGCGCTCCGCCTGCGCCGAGGCACGCGCATTGGTTTGCGCAATGCTGGCCCGGCGTTGATTGAGTGCGATCAGCTCGGCTTCGATTTTGGTGATTTCAGCACTGGCTTTAAGGCGATCACTGTCATCCGTTGCTGAGTTGGCGAGCCGTTGTTGCTCAGCCAGCTTGGCTCGGGTGCGAGTCAGCTCCGCATCCAGTTCCCGGGTTTCAATGTCGGTCTTTTCGGCGTAGTACGCACCGATGGAGACCAAGCGATCTTCGAGCGCCAGATCCAACGCTTGTGCCTGATTGGCCAGTGAAGCTTTGAGTAACTTCAGTTCGGAGTCGGCCTGAACAGCTGCCAAAGCAAGCCTTGCACTCGCGGCTCGTTCGGCGGAGCGATCATCCGGCGTTAACTGCTCAATGATGCCGGTCGATGGTCCAGTGGTTTCCGGGACTATCGCAGGAGGCGGCACTACGACGGGCGTTTCCTGAGGCTCGAAAAGGTTGTCCCGAAAACGGGCCAGCTCATCAAGCTGCTCAACCAAATCGCCTTTGAGATCGGCCATAATGGCCTTGGCGCCCTGAAGGTCACCGGACAAGGCCGTGGCCGCCGCAGCGAGACTACCGCCAATGGCTTCACCCAACGCGACGAAGGCTTTGCCGACTGTGGCTGCACCCAGCGCCAGTGTCTTTAATACCAGCAAGATGCCATCCAGAATGGAACGCAAGGTGCCACCTTGTTTGGCCGACTCCACCATGCCCAATGCCATGTCATTCATGGCGGGCAAAAAGGCTTCGATGATGCGATTACCGATGGCGGAAACCGCCATATGGATTTTCGCTAGGGCATCATTGAATACTTCAGCCTGAACGGCGGTATCGCCTCCCAACTGAAGCCCAAGGGAAACCATTTCATCCGACAGCGCTTCAACACCATCCCGCCCTTGGTTCAAGAACGGGATCAGGTCGGCACCGGACTTGCCGAACAGCTCCACTGCGATAGCGGTTTTCTCCGCGCCGTCGGGCAGGCTTTGAAAACGTTCGGCCAGATCCAACAGGACCTGATCGGTAGCACGCAATGAGCCGTCCTGATTTTGAAAGGCAACGCCAACTGCTGCAAAGCTGCGAACCGCATCGTCGGTACCGGTCGCAGCTTCCAGCATGCGCGTGGCCAGCTTGCGCAGACCGCCTTCAAACTTCTCCGCAGAAACACCTGAAAGCTCAGCGACTGGAATCAACGTTGAGAGTGACTCAACAGTGATTCCCACTCGCTGGGACAGCTTTGACAATGAGTCAGCAGAGTCCAACGAGGACTTCACCAACGCACCGAGGCCTGCGGCCGATACGGCCAGTCCTAATGTACCCAGCAGGCCATTGATGGATCGTGCTGCGTTACCGAGATCGCCGAGGTTGCGCTTAATGGAATCAAAGGCACCCCGCGTCTGATCGACAGCGGTGATCAGCAGTTGGGCTCGATTTTTCATGTCGCACCTCCCTGTGCGACACCCTTACGGGCGCCCGAAGGGCGTGCAAAACGCCAGTCCTGTCGTTTTGTCATTAAAATTTCCCAAGTTGATGGGGGCGCCCCCCAAATGTCACTGCGACTTGCCAATTTGCAGTCATTTATATAAAATGACTGCATCGAATACATTTTGATGAGGTGATGTCATGGCTATATTGACTGTTCGCAATCTGCCGGATGAGGTACACAGGGCTCTGCGCATGCTGGCCGCCGGACATGGCCGCAGCACAGAGGCTGAGGTGCGCGCCATTCTTGAAGATGCTGTCAAACCCAAGGGGCGTTTGAAGCTGGGTTCCTTATTGGCCGATATTGGCCAGCAGACCCGTCTCACTGATGAAGAAGCCGCCATATTGACCACTCGCGACCAGTCCACGCCTAATCCAGTGAGTTTTGAATGATTTTGATCGATACCAACGTTATCTCTGA